TGGCCTACTCTTGGGAGGTACTTAGCCGCTGACGTTGTAGGGACGTATGAGTCTCCACGATCAGGGTTGTCTACCATGCCGCCTAAGTCAGAGCGGTAAGAGCGAAGACGAGTAACAGTAACGCTTTCAGTTCCATCAGGATCAATAATTCTGTGTATACCCGATACCTCAGACAAGCCCATTGTAAGATAGCCATTTAAATCAGTGCCATCTAATTCAAACTCAATAGCGCATAAAAACCCTGAAGAGGTAGCTGTAATTGTTGCTGTATGTTGCGATGCCTCTGTATTCACAGAGCCGCTTTGAATATCAAATACGCTTACTCCATTCGCATTCGCATCAAAAATTTGAGTTTGTAGGGTAAGGTATTGAACGGTAGTGCTTGTTGTTTCTACTGCAAAAACATACGTCCCTTTTTGCGTAAAGGTTGTTAGAACACGAGCATAGGGCGTTTGATTGCCTGATTGAGCCGTGGCAGTCAAAGTATTGTTTGATGTCCACGATGCGTCGTTAGTGCTTGTAAGAGACGATGATGGATCTTCAGAATACGTCAGTAGATTATGTGGCGCCCATTTGATAACAGGCATCTCTCGGACGCTTACGTTGTCTACATAAAAGGTAGCCGCGCCGCCTTTGAAGCCCAACTCAAAAGTGGATGAGTCAGCAATATAAACGTATTCATAATTGCCACTTGTTGAGTGCGATTGAAGCGATTGTCCGCCGTCCATAAGCGAAGGAGTGCCGCCGGAAACGTCTATCAATGTGAAGGTGACAATGTATGTCTTACCGGCTTCAACAGCTACGTCTTGGCTTAACGCAACAGTGACGCTTGATCCGCTGTCGTATGATGCGCCCCTGCTAGACCAAACCCAACCCGCTCCTGACCAACCATCAATGCTATCCGTAAACGAACCATTTGTTACAAGCTCAGGCCCATAGCCGTCCGTCATAGTGGCATTGCCAGCACGGGCGTGGGTTATGGCTCCATCAAAGTTAACAGTCTGGTTCTTGTCCTTCTGATAAAAGTTATCAATGAAGTCAAAGACAAGACCGGGGTTGTCAGAACCAACAGAGTATTTAGATATTCCTCGCCTAATAGACGTAGCTAGTCTGTTAAGCCTAGAGCCAAAAAACATTAGTCCATCTCCGATACGTAAGCTGTGCCTGTGCTTCCGCCAGTGATAAAGCTAATGGTGTCTCCTGAATAAGTGTGAATGAACTCTACAGTGTTAGATGGGATGTAGTAGTCGCTAGTAGTAGCCGTGCCTGTAACGCTAATGTGTACGTCTACAGTGGCAACAATACGCGCTACACGCTGACTGACAGCAGTAGAAGAGGCGGCTGTACCTGAAATAGAGACCGTTTGAGTTGTGCCAGGTCGAAGGCATTGGATAGCTGAAGAGTTAACATCTCGTGCTAAGCGTGACATAGGAGTTCTCCTTGAGTCAGAAAAGAATGGGGGCCATTTCTGACCCCCAGAGTTTCATTATGCAGATGGTACTGCGAGTACGAAACCAGCTTCAGGACGGTATACTTCGACACCGTACAGGCAGTCAGCCGTGTACAGAGTTGAAAGGTATTCCTGCTTGTACTGAGTTTGCGAACGTACAGACATTTGCTCTGCAAGAACAATCGCATCGCGATGGAACAGCAATGCCGCACGAGTGTCGACAGTTCCCGCAGTGTTGTCTCCCGCCGCTTCGATAGTTGCACAGTTAGCAGATACGTAGATATCTACACCGTACAAGTTACCGATAAGACCAGACTGTACTGACTGACCTGATACAAAGTCAGCAGATACATAACGGTCAATGCCCATGATCTCGTTACGAGTTGAGGGTGGGATAACAAGTACACGATTCTCCATTGGGACGTTGTTATCATCCATTTTTTGAATCATGTCTCGGAAGAAACGATCAGTAAAACCATCTTGGAATACACCATCTGTAATGGTGCCAACCAATGTATCGTCGGTGTACTGAGTCGTTGTGCCGTTGTCATTAAAGAAACAACCAGTGTGCTGATAGTCGGTTGGAGCCGCACCAAATACAACTGCACCACCATTGCCGAAACCAGTACCACACGAGTGGAGGTCATTGTCGATCTTGGTAGCAAGTGCATAACCAGCATCTTCAGTGTAGAACTGACGCAGGCTAGAAAGAGCCTGAACTTCAACGATGTCTTCGATGAGACGTGAGTACTCAAAGTGACGATCGATATCTACAGTCAGTTCGCTTTCTGTGTTTGCAATGATAGTGACAGCAGTGTCAGCCTCTTTCTCATTAGCATCTCCACGAACAGGCTTAGGAATGTGAAGCTTGTCGCCTTTCTTGCCAGACATTGCGATCTTCTTAACAAGAGGGGCCATCTTCAGGTTTTTCTGATAAGCGGCAATAATCTCATCACTCCAGATTTCTGGAATAAAAGTAGCCGCTTCAGCTTTTGCGATGTTACCTGCCGCGTGAGCCGCGCCATCGCCAAGCGTCGATTGGTTGTAAGTTGCAGTAGCCATGTCAAATCTCCTTTAGATTATTTGACTCGACCCTCCGCGTACGCTTGCAAAATATCTGATGACAATGCTTGATAACGCTCGGGGTCCGTTTTCATAAGTTTAATAATGTCGGCCCTGCGATATGTCTTTCTACTCGTCCCCTCACCACTGCCTCTCGTATTGCCTGTATTAGCCGCCTTGAGTTGCTGTTTCCGCACCTGCTTTTCAACATTTGCGGTTTGCTGGGCAACTGTCTTACGTTCTTTCCAAAGAGAGAACAGCTCGTCAGCCGCATCAGCGTTGTACTCTTGGTCAGCCTGTACAAACAACTGAGTCCTAATCTTTGAGGCTTTGATCCAATCTGCAAACTTTTCATCAGACAATATATCTTGCATATCAGGGTGCTTGTTATTTAGCTCCGCAATAGCAGTTTGTCTTTTGTAGTTTGTAGAGTATTCCTCAGCCTCTCTAATCTTAGGGTGATTCTCAATAGCACGATTAACTGCCGCTTGAGGATCTGTAAAATAGTCAATATCACTATCAGGCTCAACATTGTTCTGTTGAGGTGCTGATGGTGTTTGAGTCGCTATGTACTCATCCACTACCTTACGAAGCTCGCCAACTTCAGAAGAATGCCGACTCATCACCTTTTCAACTTCTTGGTGCATTTGAACGACATCCCTTAAAGACTTACCTCTGTACTTCTCGGGTATATCGCTGTCGACTTCTTCTACTTCGGGTTGTTCAACTTCTTCTACAGAATCCTCTGTTGGAAGCTGAGCCTCTGGCTCTTCGTTTTCAATCTGACCTACATTGTCCTCTTCAGGGGGCAGATCAATGATTGTTGCTCTAGACATTATTAAACTCCGTGACCTTAATCATTATGGAGGTTGCTCTTTCTGCCAGCCTTTTCATGTTCTCGTACCCACTTCATGTGACGACCCGGAAAGTCTCCACTTGAACCGTCGAGTACGCACTTTGGCGCTGACAGCATTTTAGTAGCAGTCAAGCCACAATCGCACCTACTGATTGTCTCTCCACTGCGTACCATCTTTTCAAATATACGACCGCAATCACAGCGAAAATCGTATATTTTATACATTTAGCTCATCCTGAGCTTCCGCTTCGGCTTGGTCTCGCGCCGCAGTAATCGTTGATTCTAAATTAATTACTGTGGCTAAAGCGGTAACCTGCCCCTTGCGATAAAAAAATTCTTCCTGATCGCTAATAGTTTGAATGTCTGCTAACTGTTTTGCATTGTTAGCCAGCTCTTCTACAAGTTGCTTATAACCTGCATGGTTAAAAAGCGTATTGTAGTTATCAAAATACTCCTCAAGCTCAGGTGTCATACTTCATTCTCTTTTGGTTGATTTGTGCCTTGTAGCACGGTTTTTTAAAAATGTCAGGCTTTTTTAGTAGTTTTTCTTCTCCGCCCCGAAGCTGTTACTGCATGTTTAATTTTTGCTGGCCCAGTTTTACGCTTTGCTGATGAGCGTTTTTCTGCCGCAGTCATTTTAGCCGCTACCGCTTTTGGCCTGCAAGAAGGGTAGGGGCGCTTGCTTTTCTTCGCAGACTTACGACCGCAAGGCTTGCCCGTCTTAACATCAACCCACTCTTCTTTAAACCACTTGGTAAGACCTTTTTTTGTCTTAGCCATATGTACCGCCACGTTTTTTATAGGTCTTAACAAGCCAAGCATTAGCATACGCACTGGGATAAACGTCAAACTTGCGCTTAGCCTCAGACTTTACGCGCGAGTAAAGAGCCTTGTTCTTTACGTTTGCGGGTATCGTGCTTTTCTTTTTAGGCTTTGCCTTTGCCTTGGGCATAACTACTTCTTTTTCTTTCGATTGGTCATTGTGCGCTGACCACGCTTAGGCAGTGCAGGTTTTTTCTTCTTAGGCTTCATTGACTTCATTCCATAGCCAGGCATTGCTTTCTCCTTTGCTTTCTGTGAGAGATCATCAAAATGAAATAGTTTTACCGACGTTTTACCATGAGACTTGCCAGAATGGAGCGTACCATCCGGCATTTTATGTGTGCCACCTTTGTGTTCAGTGCCATCACGCTTGTAATGCTTTACGCCCTTAGCCATTACCATTTGACCTTATGCGACCAATAACGCGCAGATAGTTTACTGGGATTTGAGTCTTGAGCATTGTGCCGGGCATAGTAACTTTTCTTTCGCGCTTTATCTTTTGCGCTCTTAGGATTCTTGCCTGCACCCTTTACACCTTGCTGACCAAATCGAATTGTCTTGATCTTATCACCATCTTTCGCAACTACAACATGCGATTTAGTGGGATGGCTGGGTGTTCTCTTCGGCTTGTTGTACCCGCTTACGCCTACGCGTGCCAGTCTTGGGTCCTTCTTGCTCATTGGTTAAAGCCTCCATCTTGGATTGAAGCTCCTCCACTTGGCGGCGCAGGGGCTCTAGCTGGTTGTTGAACCTGCTGAAGATCATTTGGAGTTCTCTGTCGGTTAACATTATCTTTTCCTTCGAGTTGACGTTCTTTCAGTAATACTTCGGCAACCTTCATACGACGCTCAAACTCTCTGTCGTCTTGGTCACCTTCCTTAAGGTTACGTGTAATAGCATTGATCTTGTCAATCTCAAGCTCTTCCGGCACAGCTTGCGCTTCTGCAACCAGCTTGCCTGCTCTTGCCGCAGACTCTTGCGCTTGTGCATTGAGAGCCGCTGTCTGAGATTGCTGGAATGCCATCTGCGCTTGCTGAACAGCCATCTGCATTTGCTGTGCCTGCGGATTAGGTTGCATAGCCTGAGACATAGCCGCAATAAGTTCTTCGCGATTAGATAAGTTCATATTGTCTATGATGCTTTGAACTAGCGTTGGGTACAGTGGCGACTCTTGACCCATGGTTTGTAGTAGCTGAACTAGCTGAGTAACTTCGTACTCACGAGCAATAATACCCAGAGTACTGCTAGCGTTAAACTTGTAATCTGCAACGGGGTAAGTTTCGGGATCAAATTGCATGTACCTATATGCGGCCTTCTTAACAAAGGGAATTAAGAAAGACTGTTGGAAGTTAATTAGTGTTCGCTTGTGGCGCTTAATGATCGCGCCTAGTGACATACTAATACCTGCGGCAGTTGCCTCTCCGTTTACGCTTCCGGCAATGCCTGCTGAATCTACTGCGCCAGTAGCTTGTTGAACCATCTGCTGTAATGCACCAGCCTGTGCAAACGTAATCTGACTGACCTGACCAAAGTTAAATGGCTGGAGTACCTCTCTAGGATCTCCATTAGTCAGAATCATCTTGCCGGGGCGTACTTCTGGCTTAGCACCTCTAGGTAGCCTTGTCGCATCTAAGGCCATCATTGGGTGAATAGTAAGGCTTAGTGCATCAATTCTAGCTCGAAGTTCTGTGTCGAGTGCCTTTTGTGAGTTGTAGCCTTTCTCACAAACACCTCTTCCCCAAAATCGCCCTGGCACTACATCCCAAGGGAATGCAACTACGGGTCGGTCAGTCATCATGTAAGGATTGGCTTCTGCCTTGAGAAGAATCCCACCGTTAGCAATAACGATGACAGCTTCAACGTATTTGCCTTCTTCGACATTTTCTAAGCCATCATCACCAACTGCATCAGCAAGTAGCTCACGGGGAACAAGACCGTAGTATTTGGTTAGGCGCACCTTGTCATCATTGTAGATTGTGATGTCTTGATCTGGCTCAAGATCTGTATCGGGAGCCGCAGGACCTACGTATTCATCACGATAAACGCCTTGCTCTTGAAGAAGCTCGACTTGGTGTCGGCTAACAAACTCATCAATACAAACGCCTAATGCCTCATCAACACTGGTCGCAACAGGATCAATCAAAAAGTTTTGTGGGAGTACAGGGCGAAGCTTTACCTTCACCTTGTCTTGGATGTTAACGCCAACAGCTTGAAGGTCACCATCCATGATGGGCTGAGTAGCAGGCACCATCTCCTTAACTTCTTCGATAACGATCTCGCCAATGCCTGTGCCAAAGACAGCCGCATTAATAAGGCATTCAGCAACAGCCTTGCGTATCATGGACTCTTCAAAGTCTTCGGTAAGTTTGTTTCGCAAGAACAAAACGTCTTGGCGTTCGGTATCACCTAGATTATCCGAGACATCGAACCACTTGCCTCTGCCAAAAGTTGCCTCTTCAAGCTCCGCAACATTGGACTCAACAGCCTGCTGTAAAGCAGGAGAAATAATACGGCTACGCTCAGACCTACGCTCACTATCAGCAGGGTCCCAAATGCCACGCCAAAGCCGATAGTATTCTTCAAAACGCGCTTCATAGTTTGACTCATAGTAATCTCGCCAGTCTTCGCACTTAGTCATTACCCACCCTTCAACAGATTCCTCAATAAGGATGGGGTCGTCTTCGTATAGATCGCTCATATTAGTATCCCGCCACTATATCTAAAATGTCGTGGTCGTCTATTTCGTATTCATAGTCGTAAGCCACATTTGCTAGTTGGTCAATGTAAGCTAATGCGTCTATCAAATCGTCGTGGGTCAAAGGATCAGGGAATTGAAAGAGTTGGTCAAGGAATCTTGTGTTCCACTCACCTTTATTTAGTGTTACGTATCCATTTTCAAAGCGACCTTGCAGTGCCCACATAACCCTATCGACCTTCTTCTTGTTGCCGTGGGTTAGTTCTTCTACCCGAAAGAACGTGCCGTACTTCTTTTGTAAATCAGTAAGTGGGGACATAACCGCTTGCTTGGCTATGCCCCTTTCTATGCCTACCGATACAGGTCTGTAGTCTCTTACTGCTTGGAAGATTTTGACTGCCGTTTCGTCGAGCGTCCACCTGCCGTAGATGATGTTTTCGACGTACCAGCCTTCTTCCGAGACGTCGACGACGGCGATCGCGGTTTCGTCGAGCTTCGTGTTTTTGGTGCGCTTTTTGTTGACTTCTTCAAAGCCGGCGAGGTCGATGGCGATGTAGTAGTCACCACGGGGCTCTCGGTCTTCTTCAACACGGACCCAATCTTCTTTAAACATTTCTGACCCACGAGCCTCAAACGAAGCCATAAATTCTTGACGAAACGCATAACTAGACATACTCCTTTTAGCAATATTGATTTCATCTTTATCAAGCAGAGGATTATCGTAAGAAGTAAAATGGTAGGCCGCGTAAGTTTCATCATCACCTAACTCCGCATACTTATACAATTCGTAGAAGTGATTCCTTCCCATTGGCGTACCAATAAACATGGCACACCCCTTCTGATCCGCAAGTGCTGGTCTCAGGATTTGCTCGAATACGTCGGGCTTCATGTCCGCGTATTCATCTAAGACTAAGAACTTGAGGCTAACACCTCGCATTGTTTCTGGTCTATCTGCCCCTTTGAGGCTGATTGTAGCTCCGTTGATGAGCTTGATCTGTAAATTGTTGATGTGACTGCCAGCGATAACAGGATGACCCAACTCCAAAAGAGTTTGCCACATGATGTCCCGCGCCTGTCCTTGCGTTGGTGCAACGTAGAATACATGTCCCCTATCGGCCTGCAGAGCATTTACTATCAACATCCATGCGGCGAGGCGAGACTTACCCGTTCGTCTGCCAGCCGCTACAATTTTAAATCGGGTATCGTCTGCCCAGACCTTCTGTTGCCAAGGCAGTAACTCTATATTGAGATCACTCATAGAAAGCTATGATCCATTGAATTTATTGAACACCGCTGGTGCTTCTAACAGATCAAACGTAACTACTACTTCGATGTTGCCCGCACTACCTGCTGATGCTCTGATAATGTCTCCCGGTTGTAGTACAAACACCGCATTACCGTCAAGCAACAAGTTTTCTTTTGACGATATGTTAGTGCCGTTATAAATGTACACGTCTGGAGTATTAGGGTCGGGTTTTTTTATAAACAACGTAATGTCATTAGTAGAGTTATGTAGGTTAGCTACAAACGCCATGTTCCAATGTGCAACGTAACCAAGAGGAATTTCTACAATCTTTTGCGTACTGGTGTCTGTTAGGTTCTTGTTCTTTGTATACAGCATTAGGAATACGTCCACATAACTGGCGTTGTCTTACGATCATCGACATGGACAAAGGTTTTGGCTACGCCAATGCCGCCGAAGTCCATCTTCACAGCTTCGTGCACAATGTTCATGCGCTCAACTCCACTTGTTACGCGGATATCAGCGGCAATCCCTTGGTTGTGTGTGCCAGGATTTTTTTTGTTCACCTCGTTGGGGTGAGATTCGTGGCGATACCCACTGGTAATCACAAAAGGAAAGCCGCAAGCCTCCCTTAGTTGTACGAGCCTTTCTAAAAACGCCTGATCCATTTCGTTAAGACCTGTATGGGTGCAGTCGAACTCTTCTAATCTAAAGTATTTCATTTTTTGTAAGAGCCTTTCTTGTACCTCTTCACAGTTGCTCTTGCTTTTGTTACAGCTTTTGCTTTGGGAGTTGATGTTCTTTTCTGATAACCCCTTTCTATTGCTTCAAGGTTGGTATACCCAAGTTCTTTTTCTGTTTGTTTGTGAGCTTTTTCCGCAAGTTGCTCAATCATTTTAACTCCGGCATCTGTTGATCTGTTTTTTTCACGAGCCGCTCTTATTTTAGATGAGTTTTCGTCAAGTAATTTGCCAAAGTTTTTGTCGTATGCGTCCCTGAACTTCCGTGGAGTTATTTTTACTGGACTCTTGGTTACGGTTTTCTTTTGACCGGGTTTCTTTTGATTAGCCATAATTTAATCCTCGTTTACTTGGTTAATAACCGTAGGTTGGATAGTGTTGGGATCGAATTCGCTAGAATCCATGCCAACATCCTTGACTTCAGCAGTGCCTACGCCCGTAATGTTGATCTGAATAGCAGATTTTCCGCCATTTTGCACGACATCTTTTTCAAATGCCGCCACAGGCAGTATCCGATCCATGACTAACTTCCATGCCGCCGCCTGATTCTTGTGGTCATGGTCTAACGCCGCATCAAATATCGTATCCAATACGCGCTTGGACTTCGGAGAGGCCAGCATACGCGATTTATACTCGTTGATTATCGTAGCATCACCCTTCGGACGACCCACCTTCTTCCTGCCGCCGGGAGAATTAGCCGCCAAATCTTTCTTGGATGGCCTACCGGACTCCTGCTTTCTTTTTTTAATCTCAGCCTTGCGACGTTTTACATAACTTTCTTCAGCCATCGCTGAATCTCCTTACCATCAAGCCTTTCCATAACTGCTCTATAGGGCGCAACTCATTAACTTCCATTTTTATTCTTGGCCCATACCCATAATCATGTGGCGTAGAGTTAGATAGGAATGATTGTTTATCTATCCAGCCATTGATCCTTAACGTATTTTCTTTTTCAGACTGCCCAACCAGCACCGCAATGTCAGCTTGGAACTTATTTGCGTTATCAAATACCAGCGGGCCATATTCTTTGTTGGTTGTTTTTACATCTATAGAAATACTATCAAACCACAAATCAACGCCACCATCAGTAAGCACATTAACTGTCGGTGGATCTACTTGAAGTAAACGAGCTACAGCAAACTCAGCCTTAAATCCTAGAATATTTGCATCTACCCTAGACTGGCGTTTGTTTTCTAACCTCGGGGGAAATCCCTGCATCTCACACAGCTTAACTGTGTCTGCTCCCATCAACTCTGACTGGTGAGCATCTCTCTTGTTTATGGTAATCAACATTAAAAATTAAAGGGTCCTATTAACCAACCCACCCTCCCTATCCTATATATGAAATAGACTCCGATCAACCTTCTTTATACCTTATAACTTAACGGAATAAAAACCGTAGGATTATTCCTTTAGTAATCAGGAAGTTAAGGCAACCGCAAAAACCCTATTTAGAATGCCCAGCTGGCCCAGTTGGCCCAGAATGCCCGAAAAAGGTCAGAATGCCCGTAATGCCCAAGTTTAGACCCCGGGTTGAGGTTCCAAAATCCGCTTTTTTTGTATCTGGGTGGGAACTACTTCCCTCACGGTACGCCGGGCACCCCCCCCGTGGGGGTGTACCGGCTACCATTCACGCGATACGCAAGCGCACCGCTGAATGTGTGAGTCCGCTAAGGACCCTCACAGCTCCTTATCGATCTCCCGTTTCGGTCAGTCGGCCTCGTCGAGCCCCGAGCGCCGAATCAGAGATTCGTCTTCGTCGGCTTCGTCTTCCGCGCCACACCGCAGAAGAGGCTCGCTTCAAATAACCCGCCATTGCCGTAGGCATTGTCGGTTAATTATTGCTCTGTCTCCTCGGCTCGCGCCTACGTTAGGCTCCAAAGTCAAAGACTTGTGTATGCCTACCTTACGCAAATTGATGACGAACCGTCATCTGCTTAGGATCCGCCAGCCGCGCCAGCCCCGCAAGGGCCGCGAGAATAACGGTTTCCACCCGCAAAAACCCGCGGGCAGACCCTCCGCGATTCACGCGGACTACCCCCTTGCAGTTCTGTCCCGTCAGTCGGAGTCCTGCATCTGTCGGAAACGACACCAATTTACCTAAGGAGAAATACTATGTCTTTGAAATTAAATCCTAACTCCGGCCTCGCCTTCAAAAACGATCGCGGCCTAGAAAAGTCCGACAAGGCGCCTACTTACAAAGGCGAGATTTTATTTGAAGGTCGCAAGTTAGAAATTGCGGTGTGGGAGCGGAAAACAAAATCCGGCAAAGCGATGCTCAGCTTCAACGTACAGGACGCGGTCGCGGCCGAGCTGGAGCGAATCGAGAAGCGACGCGAGTACCTTCACGATGTAGCTAACGCAGGTAAGTAATTGATAGGGGCTTCGGCCCCTTTCTTTTTATCCAACGATGGAGGATGTAACGATGTACATAACGATGGTGTTGTTAGTTGTGTTTGCAGTAATTGGTGCGTTGTCAACGATGATGGCGCTACTTAACTTTATGTGGATGGTGGCGTTGATGTCTGCTGTCTTAACTGCCGGCTTGCTGTTTGGCATTGATGCATTAGCGGAGGTAATACAGTAATGGAATACATAGTCACGTTGATAGAAACAACACGCCACATAGTGATGGTGGAAGCTGACGATGAATGCCTGGCACGAGCCCATGCAATTATCGGATGGCGCGAAGGCGATCTGTTAGATGACAGGCCGCGCTTGTTAGATTTGGAAGCAGTACAAATAGATGTAATACCAACGGAGGACGTAGCATGAAAGATCAGTTAATCAATGACCTCGAAGGTCTATTCCATGAGCTAGTCGACTATCGCAGTCGGTTACTTCATCACCTAAACGATGCATCTGTGACTGAAGAGATGAGTGACGATGCAATCGAAGACTTGCGACAGATACGAATGTCACTAAGTTACACCGAAGACCGTATCATCGAACTCAAAGAGCAAATCAATAAGCGAGTTTACTGCGTTGAAGTCACAACTAACGTGGTGTCGATTGTTAAGGTGCTTGCAAAGAACGAAGACGATGCTGTCGAATGGGCTACTGACGTTGCCGATAAGCGCATTGATCTTGGCATGTGCCAGTACGATGTTGAGCGTTACAGCGAAGGCTATTCGTTAGGCGATGAGTCAATAGAAGATGACGAAGCAGAAGAGGAGTATCCATACGATGACTGATAAGCATACCTTTCGAGTTTACAACGCTGAGGGTAAAACCTTGGCGTTAGTAGAGGTGCCATACGATCCAAGCAGGGATGAAATGACTGACGTGCTTGAGTTAGTTGGCGAGTTTTATACAGACATGGTGGGCTATGAACATGTTGGTCCGTCTGACAAATGATGGCGATGCCTGGGCGACAGCCCAAGCTGAGCCATTACAAGAGACGCTCACGTTCTTGCGCCCCCGGTTTGTGCGGGGCGCAAAGAACCCTCGCTTTATTAATTACTAAAAGGAACTAGTTATGGAAAAAAGACATTGGATATCTGTTGAGTATCGAGTGACTCCTGACAAAGAGTTTGGTTATACACGAGCCTATCCTCTCGATGGCGGACCTGACAAAGATGTTGAAGGCATGTTGCTTTTGGCAATCAGAGATTACGAAGACAGTAAAGTCGAATACCCTGACTTTGAATGGCGTCTTCATTACAAATGCTTTTAAGGAGTTAAATATGAAAATCGACAAACATATACCACCACCTAACTATGTATTAGGTGGCAAGCATTTGCGCGTCGTAAGCAAAATGGATGTAAACGATAGCGTACTAGTAGAGAGAGCCTACAGCAGTAACGATCCCATTGTTCAAGGCTTAAGGCAAGCTGGGAAAAAGCTAGGTTACGAAATGTTGTGCCGCAAATCTGAAGACGGCGGCTACAGAATATGGAGAATTAAATAATTATGGATAACTTACGAAGCTTAGATCCTGAATGGTACACCAAAGGGATGATCGGCGAGACCGTGCTAAACAATATGGAGTACTACTTGTTTAACCACGGCGATGCTGACTGGGATGGCTTTACTCGATGGGCAATCGACTTTGGTCTCAACAAAAAAGAAATTATTTTGCTGATAAAAGAGGCAAAAGTGGCAGAAAGTTTAGATAACTCTGCATAACTTTGATAAAGTTTAACAACCAAAACCAAAAAGGAACTGTTATGAAATACGATCGAATCGTTGAACTCGTTGAGTCTGCTATGGCAGACGAGACTACATGGCGCAAGACATGGGAGTCACAGTCTTGCCTTCACCAAAACTGGGTAACCAAACGCCCATACAATGGCACGAACCAGTTGATGGCAATGATTGCCAGCTGGAAATACGGCTACACCAAACCTTACTGGCTGACATGGAACCAAGTGCAACAGCTTGGCGGTAGCGTCAAAGGCCAGAAGGCAACACCCGCAATCTTCTTTAGCAAAGCTAAGGATAAAAAAGATCCTGAAAAGGAGTTCGCTTTTGCAAAGGTGTACAACCTATTCAACATTGACCAAACAGGTATCGAGTTACCAGAGATACCACTGCGTGAAAGCAGACTAAAAAATCCAAACGAGATTGCCGACGCACTGCAAGTTAAAGTGAGTAATGCAGAGCATCACAATCCATGCTACTCACCTTCAGCTGACCAGATCCGAATGCCTATGCCAGGGCAATTTGAATCTGACGATGCTTATCAATCTGCGTTCTACCATGAGTGCATTCACTCTACTGGTCACAGCAAGCGACTTGATCGTGATCTGACTGGTGCGTTTGGTCACGAAGACTATGCCAAAGAAGAGTTGGTAGCAGAGCTAGGGTCTATCTTTCTATGCGCTCAACTGGGTGTGACCTATGACATCAGCCAACATGCCAGCTATATCAAGTCATGGCAGAAAGCTATCAAGTCTGACCCTCGTTACATTACGACAGCGGCAAAGGATGCACAGAAAGCATTCGAGTATTGCATGTCACAGTTTGAACTCATGCGAAAGTATGACAACGAAGCGGCATAGCCGTTCAGGATTCCGCACCCCGGCTTTGGCGGGGGTTGCGGAAATCCCTCACTACCAAAAGGAGAAGACAATGGACTTACGTTATTGCATGCACGAAGGTGAAGACTCTTGGTGGGAATACGATGCTAGAGGTATTCCACTATGCAAAGTCTGTGATCGTTGCGAAGAAACAAAGCTTTCAATGTACCGACCAGAAGTATTAACCAATTCTAATTACACGGCTGATGAGCCAATCGAACCGGAGACTTACTAATGGACTTAACCAAAACTTACTTTGAACAGATCTGTCCTGAGTTGTTGGAATCAGAGATCAAAATCCTTATTCAAAACGTGCTTGATCTGTATAAGCCAGAGAATGTTTACCCTCACGCTGTTCGCGTAGTAGCTAAGAGTCTGTTTCCTGACATCATCAAAGATGAAAAGGTTACATACATAGACGGTCGAGACCGAATCAAAAATGCTATTGCAAATCTATGCAGTGCGCACGCTGAGCTAGACAAGATACCTCAAACCAAACTCACTGATGCGACTGGTATGACCATGCTAGATATCCAGTCATCTATTCACTACTTGCAAGAAGAGCTAAACAAACTAGAAAGTAAGGAGGCATTTTGATGGATATTAAATTGGCAGTTGAAGCTTACGCTATGAAGTATCGTGCATACCACGATGCGCTCGATATCTACATCGACCATCAAGATTGGGAGGCTCTTCATAATCTTGATATTGCAAGAGATCACTTGGCTGACTGCGTTAAGCGGCTACATGATATGGATATCAAGGTGACTCTTGGCGTCATAGAAAAAGAACCGGAGAAAAATTGTGCCTGATCGTTACTACCCGGAGTCACTGCTCCGGGTTTACTTTAGTGTATGCCGGGTGCATAACCGAGAGCCTACCTTTGAGGACATGCAACAGTTTGTTTTTGAAGCCTTGGGCAACGGTCACTCGGATGGTATACCTATATCGAAACTAAATGAGGTGTTTCACAATGCTAGGAAAAATCAACATTCTCGTACGCGGTAGTATCGAAGAAGATGCTGACGATTACATGGGAGCCATCATCGAAGACTACAACGAAGCAGAAGGTATCCTGCATTTGTTTGTGGATGCCGATGAAATTGAAGCAAGCTTTTTAGCTGAGTCAGAAATAGAACACAGCGAAGCTTGGGGTCAAATGGCATCCCGGGAAATAGTCGATCTTCATATTTTTCTATGCGACTGGAAAGGTCACAGCATCATTAATGAAGAAGATGTTGTCTGGGATATTATTAAAACTGATGGGGGACAAAGGACATGGCATTAGATCCTTTGAAAGCTATACCTACAATTGAAGCAGATCCATGTGGATGGCACATGCATGATTACATAAGCTTAATAAAGTCTGATTATCGAGCTGGTTGGGATGATGCTATTGAAGGCAGGTCAAATATAAACTCAAGCATTCATTACATATACGGATACGATGATGCTACCCAATGGCAATATAGCTTTAGAGAATGATAGTATGCCTTAGTCCAAAGGCAAGTTCTCTTCCTTGGTAGTCGGCTGGCGGCGTGCCGATGGACAAAAACGCCGCACCCCTTTCCTCCGGTGGCACAATGCTTGCAAGATGTTGGCACTGGACAACCCGACGGCACCACCCCTATCCAACTAAAACGAACCCCTCCGCAGGCACGGAGGGACCCGAAGCCGCTCGATGGTGCGAGTTAAGACTCGGACTTGCCGAGGGCACCCTCGATGGCAGAGCGCGTAGTAAAGGGCTTGCCCTTGGCATCTGTCAAATACTCGATGCCTTGGGATTCCAATACGCGGATAAGCTTTGGCGTGGTGTACGCCTTAAAGATCTCGAACAGTTCACGGTAGTAAACGTATTCAGCCATTACTTTCTCCTATAAAAAAGCCCCGCGTTTAACGGGGCAAGGGTGCGGGGAAAAGGAACCTAAACCCCACACTGGAAGTTACCAAGGGATATCGTCGTTAGGCACGGGTTGCGGTGGCGCACTACGTGCTGGCTGACGTGCTGGCTGTTGCGGCGATGGCTTAAACGTATCACGCTCAGCGTACCACTTGCCAGATCGACCTTCTTTGATCTCGACATTGATCCACTCAAGTGATGGGTCGCTAGCCTTCTGCGCTCCTATCCATGCACCAAACTCATCTAGCTTGAATGACAGCTTTAGCTTTACAAAGTCCGGTGCTGTATCTGGTGGTAGTTTGACGATCATGCCGTCTACAAATTTTTTCTCTTCACTCATGGTGTTCTCCTCAATGGATTAATTTTCATTGCTTGGTTTTCATAGGTAGTAAAGACACCACCTTTTGACTGCGCCAGATTTAAAGCCTCCTTTACCTCGTTTGGCGTCTCTTCTACGATGCAACGCAGTACCTCCCATTCTTCGTTAGCCACTGCGCTTTTTACTTGGCTAATAAAATCGAACTCCTCACGTATCACTTTCATATACGCAAGGAATTCTTCTTCGTTGGTTACCATCCTCGGTTACTTGAGGTTGCATTGTTGGCATCATCATCTTTATCGGCACCGATACCCAATGCCATTGATAAGCTGTAACGCTTGGCATAAGTAATGGCACTACCAAATGCTTGAGCAGTGGCCTTGTCTGCTCGCACAATCATTTTGCCAGTCGATAGTGAATCGCCATGCCCATACAGCACAGTCTCAATACATGCACCTACTTCGCACTCGTGACTAATTTGCTGGATCATTATGTTGTGACTGTTCAAAGCTTCTTTGGCATAGTCCCAAAGGTCTTCAAACTTTACATACTGGCTTTTAAAATGAGGGTTTACTGCGTCAGCCGTGGCGTGAGATAACTCCCGCTGAACTTCTAAAAGCTTTTCAATTAGCTTGCTCATACTGCTCTCCTTTTTGGTAGGTCAGACCATACTATCGAAGTTTGAAAGAGTTGTAAAGAGTTGCAAACCTTTTAAAGGTTATTGACAAGATTGGCTATGTCAGTCACAGTTAAAGACTTTTCAAACCAAAATAGAGGGGACAGTAAATGACTGATGAGTGGTCAGCATACTGCAATGAGCAGAACCAAATAACAGCACCAACATCAATGTTAAAACCAATAATGGCAGGGCAGAATGGGAGATCTGCTTTAGATAGATTACGCAGTGCGGCACTCAATGACCGCATAGAAGAGCTTGAGGAGCGTCTGGCTAAAGAAAGAGACGTTATCCCCGGCATGATTACCACTGGAACCGTAACGCTTGTATACGCCCCGTCAGGAGCTGGTAAGACCGTATGGATTCTAGGCAACTTATTCCAATCTATTCGTAACAACCTTATCAAAGGCTCCGATGTCATCTACTTTAACGAAGATGATGGGGCTAGGGGCGCTTTGCAGAAAGCTAAACTAGGTAAGCGCCACGGCATGACAATGGTTACGCTGGCAAACAGCAACGATCCATACCTTAGGAACACCAATCAGGCGCTCGAATTGCTTAATGCTATCCGGGAAGAGGGTGAAGCAGACGGCAAGATCGTTATCTGTGACACGCTCAAGAAGTTTGTAGGTGTTATGAACAAGGGTGAAATGCGTGACGTGCTTCATGTCTTTAGAGAATTTGCGGCGGCAGGCGGCACAGTCGTATTGCTGGGGCATTGCAACAAGCATCGAAGCATGGATGGACGACTCATTTTTGAAGGTGTTGGAGATCTCAAGGCTGATGTCGACAACATGTTTGGACTTGATCCTCTCAATGATAAGTTTGCATTCCACCAAGAGTTGTTAGTAATCAATGAAAAAGATAGAAGCCAGATCAGTTTCGAGGGTGGGTTCAAGTACAAGCAAACAAGCGAAACAGTGGGCTACGAAGAATCCGTAGACTCTGTTGAATTTATGAGTCCTGATGACATCAGCGACATGAAAGCTAAACAGTCTGCGCAGATTAAGATTGGCAAAGCCATCGCTAAATACGAAGACGAGTACATATTCCTTAGCAGTTCGATGAAAGCTCACAAACTTTACTCACAGGCAGACTTGTTTGACATGCTTAACGATAACGAGATCAATCCAAACGGTGTGACAAAGAAGATGCTTCGCACCTGTATGGAGTTACTCAAGGGTAACAACCTCAAGTTAGAGCGCAGAGGCGCACATGGCAAAAAATACTATCGCTGGATACCAATGTAATCAGAATGCCCAGAATGCCCAGAATGCCCAGAATGCCCCAAAACCTCCAGAATGCCCCTAATGCCCACGTTTAGCGCGCCCGTCGCGTCGCCGGAAGCGGGCTTAGTGCGACAAATAGGGGGGTAAAACTAGGGCATTAGAGGCCAGCTGGGCAAACTGGGCAAACTGGGCAAACTAAAAAGGAGATAAAATGACAGAACCATCACACCGCTGGATAGTAGACAGCAAAGATAAGGCTAACTTCTTCATTAACTTTGTTCTCGATCAATGGCAGGAAGGCAAAACAATCCTGTACTACATTAAGGACACTACGCGTAGCGACAGACAGAACAATGCAATGCACCTGTGGTTTAGACAGGTAGCTACCGAACTAAATGATGCAGGGCATTACGTGCGACACCCGTTCAGTGATAGCTTTGAGATACCCTTTACAGAAGTATTAGTTAAAGAGACCCTGTACAAGCCCGTTATAAAGGCCATGCACGGCAAGTCATCGACAACTAAGCTAACCCCTATCCAACTATCGGAGGCCGCTGAGGTGCTAATTAGGTGGCTCTCAGAGCATAAGCAGGTATATGTACCATTCCCTCAACAACTAAAGGATCAATTGCAATGAAACTAAAAAGAACAGCGGCAGATCACTGGTTCAGTAGATGCGTTCGCATACGCAATGAGTTCAAATGCCAAGGCTGTGGCACGCAATACGAATCAAATAGCACAGGACTGCACTGCTCTCATTACTTTAGCCGCGCTAAGAAGGGCCTACGGTACGACAAAATGAACGCATTTGCTCACTGCTATGGGTGCCACCAGCGATTTGGTAGTAGCCCGGACTACTTTGTACGTCATTACATTGATACCTACGGCGAAGGTGCCCTTGAGTTAATTAGAGAAAAGGCTGAGAACATTGACTTAGCTAAGCGAGCACACAAAGAAGTTAAAGAGATAGCCAAGCATTACAAAGCAGAAGCCGCCCGCATGGAGAATGACAGGGCGGCAGGAGTAAGGGGGTGGTTGGAGTTTGTTAGTTGGGATTAGTCTTCGGTATTTATTGTTCTAAGGCCCTCAGTAAACATACCTTCAGCTTCTGTAGCTCCAGTTTTTTCAGCTACATTTCGACCAAATCTTAACGACTGTTTAATTAAAGGAGATACTTCAGTAACAAAAGCTTGAGGTGGCCGCTCCTGATCTATTACTTCGATAGCTGTACCAACAATGTCTGCGGCTCTGCTCGGAGCCAAGGGCATCATTCCTTCAGCAAACGTGTATAGCAATCCATTTTGTTGGATCTGGCCGTACTGATAGTCATTAAGTCCCAGCGTATTGGCTGTTAACAAACTTGCCCAGGCATCACCGTATCCGCGAGCCAATCCCCCTGCGGATACGTTGCCATCACCAAAGATAAACTGTCGGCCTTCATTAATTACCGCATAGCCACCAGCTCCATATAACGCATAACGGCCCATAAACTCAGCGGCTTTATCTGGCTTGCCAGCCTTAATGTTGCCTACCACTTCTCGCAATGCCAGCGCCTGTTGCTTGATAACAAAACCACGCAATGCCCATAGCGGTCGAAGGTTCGGGTTTCTTGCCCAACCAGCAGGACGACCAGCCGCACTGATTAACTGCTGTTGACCTAACCCGGCAAACATCAACTCTTCAACAAGATCTTTGCCCTTGCCTGTATACTTACTGTATTCAGTGCCGTGAGCCTTTAACTGTTTAGAAATAATGTCTAGCTCTGCGTCGTTAAAGTAAAAGCCCCAGTTATCTGCAAGCTTTCCTGCCTTAGCATCATCTGCCGCACTAGTAAGAACGCCACGCATGACACCCTTTTTACCCACAACGTCCATAGCCGCAAAGCCTGACTTCCTCATAAGAAAGTCTGCACTTTGTCTTGCGGCCTTAGCTGTCTTCATCATCCAATTAGTGCCGCCAGATTGAAGTTCATTTAACTGGCTAACAAACTCACCAAACACTTGATTGTTTAGTCCCATTTCTTTTAGGTCTAAATCAGATGGCTTCTTAAATGGTGTTAGCATCCGCGGGTCAGCTTCTTTAATCCCCTCACGAACAGCTTTGCCTCCATACTTGGCACCAAGCAGTGGAATATCAGCAAGATTAAGGATTGCCGACATTGGCCCTGCTAGTGTAGTAGCGTAAGCAATAGAGTTAAGTGCTTGTATTAAAGGGTGAGGCGCCTTTTCCTGACCCATAATCATGTTAGATATTTGTTGGCGGGTATACTTAGAGCCTTCTGGACTAATGCCTCGTTCAAACAGTTTGAACTCAAGTTCATCCATTAGTTGGTTAGGAGTTAATGGACGTCCACCGTTTCGCTGTACTGCACCTGCAATGTTTAATTTAAATGCATCTTGCATTTGAGATAACTGCTCAAGTCTTTGTATGCGTTGTATGTCGGAGATAAGCGGGTTGTCATAATCAGCAGGATTTGGCGCGTCTTTATCGCCTCGGAGGTAAGACCCACGCGTTCTTTTTTTAAACGCAGGGTCATCGAACAAACCTTCAATTTGCTCGTCAGTAAACTTTTGTTCTTCTTTTAGTTTCTTAATTTGTTCTTTTGTTAAGCGAGTGTGTAAGAAAGTAAGGTCATCCGAAAAGTCAGCGCCAAATGTTTTCTTGTTTAGCTTTTGGTTTTTAGCATAGCTGTAAGCTAGATATCGCTTAAGTATTACTTTCTGCTCGGCTGTTAAATCTTGAGATAACTCAGACATTAAACGCTCAGTGGCGCTAGATCTAATATTGTCTTCCATTTTCTTGGCTTCTTTAGAGCCCTTGACTCCAGAAGCCCGAAGTCTTTTGCGCTCTTCGCGAAGCAATCGCATTTGATCTGGGTCAATCATTTTGCCTGCGGCGTAATCAAGTAGCGCACCTTTAGCGCGTTCGCTTTCATTGATTGTTTTTGCGACAGGAATTAACTGCTCTGACAGATCAGAAAATTCTTTGTTTATGGTAAGCAAAGCCTTGGTATCAAAGCGCTGAACCAGAGCACCTACTTGCGGGCTAACCTCAGCCCATATCGTATCTGATACACCACGTAGGTTTTGATTATAGAAGTTTTGAAATGAAGTTTTTAAACCACCCCACAGCTCACCAACTGTTTCTGCTTCAGACAACGGTTTTTTTCTATAAGCCGGGTCATCAACTTCATCAAAAAATCTTTGAGCATCTGCTCTTTGAATGCTGTCTGCTTCGGCAATATTATCAGGATCAAGAGCCCGGTCAGCTTCAAGGTCTTTGTCTGTTTTTAATCCGCCGGATTTCGATGGCGTTATGGCGTAGTCAATAATCCTGCCGAGCGCCATTCCGCCGAGACCTTGTAAGGTTCCGCCAATTACACGTTCTTCAAAGCTTTCGCCAGTTGCCGCGCCATGAACAACACCTTCGATTCCTACCTGACCTGTTGCAGTTTTTATACCAGCCTTTGCAAGACCTCTAGCAAGACCAACACCTGTGGGTATGGTTGCCGCAAGCTCTAATGGGACAGCATGGTATGCAAGAGACGGATTCTCTCGTGCAAATGTTCTTCTGGCTATCTCGTAATCGTCTTTTGCTTCTTGATAAGACTTATCGGATGTAGCGGCCTCAGCAACAGCGGCAAGTTCGCCTAAAAACCCTAGCGTAATACCTTCACCAAATTCGGTTGCAAGCCCTTTAATACGCTGTGCTTCGGCTTCTCCAACAGACTGAAGAGACTCAACGGCTGAATCGGGAATAGCAATGATATTCCTATAATCAACTTTAGGTTTTTTAGTGGTGTTAGCTTTAGCTACTACCTCGTCTGGACCCACAACAATTCGACTAAAGTCTACTTTGCTTTTTGGTTTTGCTGGCTTAACTTGAGTAGGAGGCAAGCTATCAGGACTTTTAACGGATATCATCTCGACAATGCGAGGCGCTCTGTCACCTACTTGGCCATACCAATCACTATCCTCAAGTTCTCTTGCGGCCGTTTGGTAATCTCCTTTTTTAAAGGCATCACTAAACTGACTAAAATTTTTATGCCAGTTAGGACCCATATTAAAAGTAAGATCAACCAAGGCATCCTGCTGTTCAGGAGATGCCTTATCAAAGCCAGGTATTTTTTCTGCGGCTTTAGCATGAAACTCATAGTCTTCTTCAAACAAAGACTCGGCTCTTTCAGCCGATATTCTGTCTCCTTCTTTAAGGTTCCGAATATCAACAGGAGATCCAGAGTCAATTAGATGACCATAGCCAACAGTTTTTTTACCTTCTGTATCTAAATAGACACGAAGGCTTTTGCCCTCGTTGTCTTTAATCATCTCTTTGGACATAAGCTACCTGTTTATCGGTTTAATCCGCGCAAGAAACCAATACTTTCTTTTTCTCCACCCATAACGCCTTTTTCTGCTTCCAACTGCGCTGACTTTTGCTTTTTCTTTTGTTGTCTTTCATATGCAATCATTGCACGATCAGCATCTTCTGGATCTTCAAGATCAAAGTAACCTTCTTCTCCCGGCTGTAGCGGTCTGTCTTCATCAATAAGACCTGCTTCAAACGCCGCAGTACCTCTAGCCGCATTGGTTGCGCTAGCAATCTCACTAATAGCCCCACGCTTAACAGACGAAATACCAGACTTGCGTTGAATCTCTTTTTCCATTTCTTTAAATTTCGTTGGAAATTGGTCTCTTAAATAACTATCTACAATATTGTCAATTTCTCTTCGAGGAGCGCCCTCAACCCTACCTAAAAACAACTCTACCTCATCAGGATTTTCAAGAATTTTTAAGACCTTGTCCTCCATGTCTTCCATAATCGGATAATCTTCAAGGTCGCCTTCTTTAACAATTTCTCGCAAGCGGTCAATAACAGTCGCACGAGCAAGTCCGGCTGTTGCGGGATCAAGGTAACGAAATGCGGTAGCTATAGATCTTTTAGTTTTTTCATCTCGAATTGTTTCGAGTCTTTTTCGATCTGCAAGAATATCTTTAGTTGGTTTAAACCCTGCCTCTTTTAGTGTTGCAACATCTTCTTCATTCAAGGGAGTTCTTTTGTTTATCTTATCTATAGCATCAAGCTTTTCTGTTTGAACCTTAAGAAGATTTTTTTCTAAAGCCTCTAACTCAGATCCAAACTTACCTTGATATTTTTTAGATGCTTCAGCCCATTGAGCTGATCCCGGTTGATACTGACTCATATCTCTTTTCATAGCATTTGCTTCTGCTACAGCAAGAGCTTCATTTTTTGTAAGACTTGCAATCCGAAAATCACGACGCTTTGCATTTGCAGAAGTAACAACAGCGGCATCACCACGCAACTGATCTACTCGTTGCTGAACGCCCTCCATTATCCGTGATTCATTTGCTGTTATGTTTTCGCCTTTGCCCTTTAGTTCTTCAAGAAAATCCTCTGCTTTAATTAAATCATCTACATTCCTAGAGGCTTTTGCTGTTTCTGTTGTTGTCGTTAGCTTCCCAAGATTAGATATTTTTTGCATTAAGTCAGACATTACGTTTTCGTCTGTAGTTTCTGACAGCATTCCAGAAAGCTTTGAAGTAGCCGCACTAAGACCACCCACGTTTGCATCACGCGCAGATGCAAGTCCCTGCTCATAGATATTAAACGCCTCTCTAGAATTTTGGATTTGTTCTTTTTTTCGACTATAGCCTCCTATGTTTTTGCCTGCCTGAAATAACCCTTCAAGATACGCAGGTTGAGTTGCTCCTCGAACAAAATCTCTTCCAAATCTAGCCATGATTAACCTCCAAATGCCCCTGAGAGTAAGCCGGTAGAAGCCGCGCCTACGATATTAGCTCGACCAAGACCTGCACCAAGCAATGCATCAATGCCTGATGCTGTTGCTTCGCCAAACAATCCAGCACCATACAATTGAGCTTGTTGCTGTTGAGCGGAAGCAGTTTGCCCTGGCGCAAAAGCCGCAAGCATTTGCTGTTGAGGCAAGTAACTACCCATTAAATACTGTTGACCAAGAGCCGCTAAGCCAGCCTGCTCTTGTCTAGCCTGTTGTGCCGCATTAAGACGCGCTTGAGCCATTGTTTGTTGTTGAGCTTTCTCCATGGCTAGTTGCTCTGGAGTGCCCCCAAACTGCGCTGTCTGTACGCCAAGGCGACCCTGAGCCGCTAGTCTTTCTTCAAGCCCAAGCCGCTCTGCCATTTGCTGTGGAGCAGTAGCCGCTTGAATTTGATCGTAAATCTCTTGCTCACGAACAGCAGGATCTTGAGCCGCTTGATCAAAAAACTGACCAGCTCCACCAAAAAGGCTTCTTTGAAATGCCTGCTCTTCAGGAGACGCACTCATTTGATATGTCATGGCTCCAGTAGATGGATCGCGCATCATGCCAAATTGTCCACCTGTAGCAGTCGTTACTGTATAAGGTCTAAACTGAGTTTGCTGTAACTGCAAATCAGCAAGATCTTGCCCGGCTTGTCGCCCAGTTCTGCCAAGACTTCCAAGGTCACTATAAGCACTATAAAGACCTAACGCACCGAGCAAGCCGCCAAGCTGAGTTGCTCCAAAATTTCCAAATGTTCCATTGCTCATAATGTTTTACCTATTAAGGCCAATATATTAATTTCTTGTAGTGACAATGCGCTTCCATTGATGTCAGCCTCAAGGCCAACAACAACAGTAGAACCACTTCCACCTGCGTTTAGTGCCTTACGCGTAGTAGAAGCACCTCCTGTAAACTCTTTAGATGCAGACACAGTTAATGTATCCATATCTACAAAAGCATTTGTAATATAAACGTACGTTTTTTCGTCCGTTGTATTAAAGTAACTGTCGCCGTTTAACAAAGATCCACCGCCAGATCCTGTTGTAGGGGCAGTAGCAAAATCTCCTAGAAACTTATCAACAACATAGATTCCGTTTGTTAGGGTAGACGTTATCGTAAACCCTGACAGCTCAGAAAAAGAAACGTATTCAGAAGCGCCAAACTCTGCTACAGGCGCACCCTGCACAGTAAAGGTTGTATTTCTGTAGCTGGTGTTAAAGTCATAAGCAAACTTAATAAAGATGTCTGTATTGCTGGACGTAATAATCGTAGGGTTAATCTTCTTGATAAACTTAAGACGCGAAGAATCGCCAAACGTAAGGCTTGGACTGTAATACTTAAATCGGAAAGGCGACCCATTATCTAAATAACTTTTGTATTCACTAATTCCATTAGTAGATCCTATATATAACTTGCCGTTTTCTAGCCGCTCATACGCTGTAAATACAGAGTTAGGCCAGCGTGTTGCTCTTAAAGATCCATTTTCTAAATTGCCTCTTAAATCAAAACAATATGTTGTGTTTTGACCAACAAAGGTAAGCAAGTAAAAGCTTTCTTCTGGGCTATAGACTGCTCGGTAAGAAGTATTCTCATCTTGTATTAGTTCAATAATGTCTTTAGTAATAGTTTTAGACAGTGTGCTAATGGGCATAGACTTTTCTTGTATTGTTCTACCAAAGCTACGCAATCCAGTATGTGACAAAAACAACACGTCAGTGCCCGTGTGTTGGATAGTGTCTCTATCTACACACCCAACACCCGCTACAGTATCAATTAAGGCCATCGTTGCTGGTGCTTCAGCACCTTGATAAACAACAATGCTGTGCTGTCCAAAAATAATAAGGAGGCCGTTGTGTGCGGCTAAAGCAACGATCTCGTCGTAGCCGTCAGGCCACACCTTAGCTATGTTAATGCTACCGCTAGTACCACCAGACCAGTCATTACCAATTAATAGATCAGACCAGTAAACCGTAGACTTATTGCTGACTGTGTCTGCAGTCCAAAGGCGACCATAAGCAGATATAACTTCATTACCATATTGGGCCGCAGTAATGCCCGTTAGCTGAGTAAGAGTGGCGGGGCTAACCGTGCCGTCGTATACCAAAGGCTGTGTTCCACGCTGGAAAAAATAAGCTTTGTCATTAAAGTTTACGATCTTCCAGTTGCTTGCGCTGATACTAATAGAGGACGATATATCTGTAAGGGTACTCGTTCCTGTCATTACCTTGTTGTTGCCTACAGACAAAACAGTAGTAGCACCAGAGGTGTTTCTATACTCGTGAACATCTCGAATAGCTTCAGAGCCTAATGCCGTTTTATCTGTAGTAAGAACAGTGTGGCCTTTGCGCGCCGCAATACGTCCTCTCTTGTCAATAACAGCGTTATCCGCTATTTCCGCAAACGAAGGGTCTTGAGCAATAGGGGAATCCTCAGTGTTAATTCCCTTAAACGCTGGTGCTACAAGATTAATACTGCGTAGTTCTTGTGCCATATTAGATAGTCCTAAAGATCATCTCTTCTGGATGCTTTGCCGCATCAATAGCAATGGCATCAGATAGATACTTGTCTGCAATAGCAAAGTATTCAGCTGTAGAAGTACCGCCTGTTTCACCACGCTCTCGCGCAAGCAAAGCTACCGCAAGATGAATTACAGGCGCTTGCGGAACAAGAAGCTCATCAGCATCAGAAGACAAATCAGCTTGTCTTTTTATGACATCAAACCGCAAAGAGTAAACTCCATCAGGTCTTGGGCTAACAAGCATTTGCGTGTCGCCATTAGCATCAAGCCCATCAAAGGTGTAATACCTTGGAGCGCCATCAACAATAGAGCTAATGTAAAGTTGCTCATTAAACCAATCTTTAGTCTGGTAAGAGAGAAAGCAATTTTGAGTATCATTAAGCGCCGACATTACCTTTACATTGTCACTTGAGTTAGTCAGTGAGTATTGGTTGTCACTTGCGGTAGTGCTAATAACGATTGTGTCTCTAAGTGCAGACCAGTCAGCGGCCTCTTCTACCAGTCGTTTAGCATCGTTAATAAAGTCGCCAGCCATCTTTGCATATGTATTTTCAGATACGCTAGTAACCTCTTCTTCTCTAAGACGGCGCAGTACATTGTTCATTATGTCTAGATAATTCATTTAGATAATCTCTTAAACAATCCATTTAAGCCTTGAACATAATCGGGAAGAACTAAGCCAGGCATTGCTACAGGCTGATAATTTACACTTGCCATATAAGGTCTAAATTTAGGATCAAACATTCCACTTGCTTGACCGCCGCCAGTGCCTGCTCCAGATCCTGAGCCGGATCCTGAGCCTGAGCCAGAACCTGCTCCTGTACCAGTACCGCCGCCAGTTCCGCCTGTAGGCTCTCCACCGCCGCCACCACCGCCACCAGCGCCACCACCGCCAGAAGGCGCTATAACAATATTGGGACCCGATGGCGCAGGGCTTGTGGCTGGTTCAGCTTGATCGTCACGCACATATCCACTTTCCGGATAAGTTCCGGGCGTGTCGACATCAACGTGATCAGGTACACGATCGGGAGGGACGATGCGGCCTTCATCTCCCATAACCCTTACGTTTCCGTCTTCATCAACAATAAAATAATCAGGGATGCCTATAACTCCGTCATCAGGCATGGAGGGAGGGTTGTAACCAGCGTCATCGGCTATGTCGCCATACTCTTCTAACTGCCTTATTGCTTCATCTACGTCTTCTTCTGAAGGGTCTCCTTCACTAGAGCCACCACCACCAGCAGGCTCAGTTGTAGTAGGAGTTTCCGGAGCCCCTAAAATAGGTGGAAGAGTAATTAGTGTTGGGTCGATAATTATTTCAACAGGGTTTCCATTCTCATCAAAAATAATTTCCGTTGACGATTGGGTTGTATCTTCTATACCGCCCGGATCTCCAAGCACAATATCTTGGGTAGCCAACCATTCCTCAAAGCCGCCAGCCTCAATTATTTCCCTGCCTACTTCTTCGAGTTCAACCGAGCTTGAGCCGTCAAGAAAACCATTAAGCACAGCTACTACTTGCGGGCTTATATCTTCCGGATTTCCTATTTCGCCAACAATTGTTCGCATAATAATGTCGAATGGGCTGTCTTCACCACCGAACGTATCTGACGGTCTTTGATCTTCTCCGGGCGGAGGCATTTCATCGTTGCTAAGACTAGCAAGCATACCGAACTCACTGGGATCTGCTCGAGTAATGCCTCTTTCAAATGCGGTAGGGGGTGCATTGCTTGGAGCGCCGCTAGGTCCATAGTTAAACATAAAACTACCTAAGCCACCGCCGCCATCACCAAGCAAATCTCGCTCATTTATTGGTGCATCATAACCGCGCGAAACAGACATCACTTTCTCCAGTTAGCCAGGCCACGCAGGCCAAAGGACGCCGCTACTGCCGCACCCAAAAAACCTTTGTACCACTCAGGCATAGCATCCAATGCTTCAAACCCCGACATAACTACAGGAACCATTTCAGGGAAAAATGCCAAGACACATGGCACCGAAAACAAAATAGTAAACCACTCATCTTTCCACGAACTGCTTGCGTTGTTAGCATGGATGTTTTCCCAGTTGCCATCTTGTTGTATAGAAACCATCTTGGCTTCATGGACGGCTTTCTTTTCCTCTGACTTACGCTTGAGGTGTCCGCCAATAAGATCTGCTACAGGGCCAATCAAAGCTTGCATCATCGTATGTACTCAACAAATACCAAGGCACCAAGAATAAAAGGATATAGCGCATAAACAGCCTGACGGTTGCTAGCAATGTCTTTGGTTGCTGTATCAAGCTGTCTTTGAATCATTTCATAGCGAACAAGGCACTCCTTTTCATGCCCTTCAAGTCTCGCTAATAACTCTTCTGCTCTGCTCATCCTTTAATTTCCCTTACCACTGCTGAAAGTAAACCAAAACTAATTACTGAAAGTACCACAGCAAATAAACTTAAAAGCATGTTTTCTTTTAGTTCTTGCTGTCTGTAAATAGTATCCTGCCTTTCTTGTACTATCTTTCTTTTTAACTCACGAAACTCTCGCAAGCCATCATCCCCGTAAGCGTAGCGAATCATTAACAAAATCTCTCGCTGTTGCTCTTGTATCTTCTTCTTTCGTGCAAAGGCTTTTATTGCTTCGGCCTCTACACTCTTACTAAAAACTACTTTTCTAAACGGTGATACTTTGTTTGCTTTCTGCTCTTGATATAGAACATCACTAGCATGTCCGTACCAAGAAGCAATCTGCCCCATAGTGTCTTCTACTGATCGCCCAGCCTGAACCATCCCCTGCACCATAGCAAAGGCTTTGGTTGCCCCAGCAATAGCGGTTACAGGGTCGATCATTAGACAGGTACTCGACCAATTATTAAACCCTCAGCTATCTCTTGATCTATCCGATCTTCCATTTCATGTACTAACGCTACGGTTGCATCCATATCAATGACACCATCAACGCGTATAACGGGCACTCGAAACGGTACGGGTGTATCTTGCGTAATAGCTTCAGATTCTATTGTGCCTTCAAGGTGTATAGCATCTGCTAAAGGAGTGTCGTATATAAGTGTTCTCATGGTCTAAAGGTTACCTCTACATCGCCTGAGCCATCCCATTCAGCATTTATGTTTGTTATTTCAGTACTGTCCAAACCATTAGAAGCTGACCATGCCCATCTACGTATAAAACCTCCGCCTATCGTTGATGTGCTAGCTTCTGACGTTGAAAGAGTTGTAAGCGTACCGTTTGCTATAAATGAAAAACTTGTAAACTCGTCTGCGCCTATTGCGTTGGAAATCCCATAACTAACGTCAATTGTAAAAGACGTACCAGAACTTGAAGATGTTCGATAAACAGACTTTATAGTCATGCCTGTTATAGTATTTCCATTTACAGTGGTTGGAGATACTGAACCTGTAGGTGTACCGTCCTCGAAACCATAATAGGTTGCTTGCGCTAAACTCTTAATGCCTTGGGTAACAGTAATAACTGTACCAGCACTAGCGTCGTACCACTCGTTAAAGGCCATAGTAGTATCAGCAGTCTTGCCAATTAGATCTCTAATGTCAGAGTCATTAATAGACGCAAGCGTACCTGTAGTACCTCCTGCTTCTACGTGAATATCATCAAGACTAATTGCACCGCTACTTTGTAAGGCCATTAGATAGTACCAAAAGCTGTGACATTATCGGCAGAAGTAATAGCGCCGTCAGTACCTACCTTAAATACTTCCGTACTGTCGTACTCAAACACTAGCTCGTTGGTGTCAACCTTAATTACCCAATCACCAATAGACAACGTAGTTGCTTTAACCTGACCAGCATCGCTATACACTACAGCTTTTTCGTTAACTACAGCTCCAGCAGTAACTCCGTCAAGCAGATTAATCTCTGCCGCAGTAGAGGTAACAGTTGTACCCCCCAGGTTAATGACGGGAATCGTTACTGTGCCTGTGAATGTTGGCCCTGCGGTGTCAGCCTTTG